CCTGCGAGGTCCGTAAAGAAATCGAACACGATAGCATCTAGATGGTCCGTAAGTTTATTCATGTCCTTTTTAGACCAGCCAGCGTCATTGCCATATTCGATCAAGCGACCGTAATAGCCATAAGCGGCATCGTCAAGATGAGTACCATGCCAATGTGCCTTGTGTCGTTCAAGCGCAAATTCGATTTGGTATTCTTCATACTTGTATAATGCATCGACACGACTGATAGTACCTGCCTTGCCAGCAAAGACGCTTTGTGGGCTGACGGGTATAGCCTCTTGTGCTTCGCACATATTTTGTAAGCGCAATTCTTTAGCAAACATTACGCCATACTGCTGAGGGTATTGTCGGGCCAAGCCTGCTTTGATCTTATGATGATCAAAACTAGACCACTTTTTCTGCCCGAGACCGTTGCGAGTCATAGCACTAAATGCCGGTAAGCCTGGGCTAGCATTAGGGATAGTGTAAGATGCATATTGTGCCTTCAGCCAATCATTGGCATTGACACCTTTTACACGGCCATGCTTACATGCTAATGCAAACATAACAAGACCGTGCATAGTGTCATAGTTATATTGATCACCGTTAACATCTGCGACAAATGCAGGGCTAGTCAATGATTCATTATAACTCGGTAAGATGTTTGCGATATGCGGCAAAACTAGATCACGCTGGGCAATCTCATCAAACAAAAAATCTTCAAGCGCGGTATAGCCAGACTTGCCAAAATCATTAAGATCGAACATCTTGTTCTGTGCGATCAAAGTATTAATCGCGGTCATGATTTTTGGGTTCTGCTCAGCCAATGCCACCAAGTCGGTAATCTTCTTGGGCTTTCGCTGTTTCATGTTCTTTGTATCTACGGGATTGTAGATTTTACTGACATTGATAGCGACCCCTTTAGGGGTGGTTAACTTAAATTTTGACATAGTATTTTGTGTCCTCTTCTTTGCACCGGTATTCAACTTAGCCATTACTGAAAATCTCCTCTAATTCTTCATCACTATAAAAGAAACCTTGACCTCTATCATACTTGTTTTTAGGCAGAATGTCAAATGATTCGCCGTTATAGTATTTTGAGATCACCATTCGCCATCGTTCTTCCGAGTAGTCAAGTAATTCAATGCCATTGACACGCCCATATCCGTCGTAAGTACCACTGATACGATCACCGTTATTGAATAATACGACAACATCACTAGAGAATTCCCATGGACTGTTTCGTACCGCAACTTCTGCCATGACAGGCTTATCAGATTTGGCACATTGCCAACTAAAGAATCCCATGTTACATCCTCACCTTATCGAAAATTTGATTTTGCAACCTAGAGACCTCATCGCTAGGAACGTAGAAATCGGTCTGTGGGTCATAGTACTCACCTGCTTTAGGATCATAATACAACACCGCACCACTAGGATAAAAGAAAGGACCTTCAAGACCCTTGCGTGGTTGCCATTTGACTTCACGCTCACTCAATACACGGTAGCCCATATAAACTCCTTTACATTGACCAATAAGATTCGCTACTAGGCGAACAGAAATAAGGGGTGTCATAGCGTTCTTGGAACTCTCGACCACCCACCAAGTTTTTGCGGGTCACATAAGTCTCAAACACTTCTACAATGAAGCCCAACTTACGCTTACCTTCTACTACTGCATTGATGTAGTCCTTAGTGCTAGGGGCAAAATCTTGCTTAACGACAAGACGTTTACCTTCTTTAGTACGCTTGTCAGTCTTGTAGATTTCGAGGGTGTATTCAACTAGTGCAGACATTTCAGTTCCTTTTCTCAACTCTATGTACTAATTATATGCCCAATAGCACCCAAAGTCAAGCCTTTTTTTGTTGTTTTTATGCAACAAAAAAGGTGTTTAAAATCAATAACTTACGTAGCCTGTCGGTTTATTGAATTTTGGTCAATATCTGTAGTTATAGTATTCTAGTTTGTATATGGAATCTCGCAAAGTTCTGATACTGTCGCATATATTCCATGAATAACTATCTACTTTTATCTTGATGAAATTATCATTGTATACCTGCACTACTACATCATTGCCTGAATAGTTGAATGTCACACAGATATATGGCAAAAGACCTTCATGTCTGGAGGTCTGAATATTGCCAAAAATTTTATTTTGTTTTGTGTATAGGAAAGCCAATAATAATGATGTTGTTTTCTCGCTCACGCGAATACCCATTTATCAGCACACACGAAAAATTCGTTCAGGTCTTTACGTCTCCTAACATATTTGCTAGTGATGCACAAAGTACCTTTATTGATCTTTTCGTCTAGTAGACTCAATAACGGATTGCTAATAGGAAAGTCTAACATAACTTTATTTAGTTTATCATCAGTAAACCAATACTCTAGGCTATGGGTGTGTTTACGTTGATTTTCAATCTTTTTGACAAACGTAAGATTACGGATGATCAATTGATTCATGTCATCTTGCTTGTTATTCTTAAAATAACTAGATTGAAAGATGTCATCGAACTCCTTGTCATAGTCAAAGAAATAAGGAAGTTTATAGACAAGACCAACGTGACTATCCAATACCTTAGCAGGTTCGCCATACAAGAAAATCTGCAAATCTTTCCTGAACTTAGTTAAGTTTTGATCACGCAATGTCAATAACAACAACTTGTCTTTGTAATATTGTCTGATCTTTTTTGCTTTTTCCCTATCTAGATCAAGAACATTATTAGGTAGATCCTCATTGTGCAGGCTACGATTGAATCTAGAACCATATGGCATGCCCTGCGTCAATCGTTGTAGGCAACAACTCAATACTAAGATGTCTTCAGGATAGACTTTAATCTCATCCTTTTTCTCTCCTGCCCAGGCTTTAAACAAATCATCCAATGATGTTTTAACCTGGATAGTATTTCCTAGAACGTTACTTGTAGTCATCAACTCACCGTTATATCTTCCATGCCGGCTGTGCGTAGCCGAACGATGTGGCCCAATTGCCACTGCTTGCTATCAAGACCTTTCAAGATACCAAGCCATTTATTTCTAAGTAATGCAACTTCGTTGATCAATACTTCGAAATCAATTACTTCATCTTCACCATCAGTATACTTCTCTGCATCACGACTTGTCAAGGCTCTATTGTACCCTTCTAAGTACTTTTGGAAATATTTCCTGCGTAGTTTGCGTAATTGGATATTGAGATAGTTTAATACTGCTTCTATCTCTTGTAGTTGGTTAAATCGTTGTTCAGTGATTCCGGGTAAATTAGAAATGTTCTTTTCAACTTTTCCATTTACCCGGCAATCATACCTTGCTTGCTCTAGTTCTGATTCATAGTGTGTTATGAAATCTGGAATCTGACTTAGATCACTAGTGATTCTGGTGTACCAATTCATCTATCACCATTCATCGTCTTCGGTATCTTCATCCTCTTCGTACTCTTCATATTCTTCTTCGTCATACTGAGAACTATATTCACGCAACGCTTCAATTACCGCAGGTTCTCTGCGGAATGCTTCCTTGATCTCTGCTGTGTCGTAATCGTTTTCTACTAAGACATTAATCAAAGACTCGGCTGCATCTGAAAGATTGTTTTCATCAATCTCTATTTTTAAAGCGCGCCATAACTCGGCTATTACAGTAATACTCATTCTGTCATTCCTCCGTTTCAGAATTTGTATTACTTATCTTTACTTGACGGTTTTCATATTCTAACATTACCTTGTCGAGACAACCATTTTCATTTGATTCCCAACCCTTACGGAAGAACTTGATGATCTCTCCGTCACCGGTTGTATAACTCAGTCGATTACCTTCCTTAGTGAGTAAGCCAGCCTTCTCAAACAAATCAAGCAAGCCACTATATGGGTTCATGCCAGTCTCATATGGAATCTTGACCTGAACACTTTCAAATGGCTTTGCGTAACGTGTCTTCATTACCTTACAGGCACTACGAATACCACGCACTTCGCTGATCTTGTTACCTTCGTCATCTTCTTTAAGTTTCAATTTCTTCATAGCAACTACGATTGAACTTGCATAGATGAAACCTTGTCCACCACTGATCTTGTCATCAGGGTCAAACATATCCTGTGAAGCATAAGTGTGATTAGTCGCAACCAATCCTACGTTATGACTACCAAACATGTTGACACAGTTGCGAACAAGACTAGTCAATGCCTTAGGCTTGCGGCCCATGTCGCCCTTCATGTCACCTGCTTCAAACTGATTGACATCAGTTGGAGTCAACAACATACCAAGACTGTCAATGATGAACAAAACTTTCGGCTTATCGTCTTGTGGAAGAGTCTTGTAACTCTTCATAAACTCGCTGATAGTTTTAGCAACATCATCAATCATTGCCATGTTC